TCATCAGGATCTGCCTCATCAGGATCTGCCTCATCAGGATCTGCCTCATCAGGATCTGCCTCATCAGGATCTGCCTCATCAGGATCTGCCTCATCAGGATCTGCCTCATCAGGATCTGCCACAAAAAAAACTCTGTAAAATTTTACTCTTACAAAGTTTTTTTATACGTTACGTGAAAAATGTAAGCGGTTGCGGTTGTGTTTTTTTGTCAACTCCTACCGCTTTGTGCATTCTTGGATCAGTTCCTTAGTTTGTAATTAATTCGCAAAGGTTTAAAAGTATGTTCAATATTAAATAGATTGCGCCTATCACTATAAAAGCTATTAGGAAGGCGAGGGCTTCATTCGTTTTCTTATTATGCATTTTCTTCAATTGTTAAAAGTTTGTGTAAGCTATATATATCTGTACAGTTATTCATTCCTATAAAGTATTCTATTTCTTTGTCGCTCGATACATTCATAGGGTTTAAACCATAAACTTTGCAAACTTCCTCAAATATATCCCAATAGTTTTCTTCATCGTTAAAATTATCCCACTCGTCAAGGTAGTGATCGTCTTTTATATAGTTAGTCTTGTAAACCTTTTTGTTACCCGCATAAACATAAGTATTGACTTTTTTATAACTGTCGTTCGAATACCAATTGCCTAACTTATCCCAATGCCCCGCCGATTCGTTTATGATTGTATAGTAACCTAAATTGTCTAAAAATATTAATTTGTTATAAGTCCCTATATATTCATTAATAAACATTTTAGACGTTTTGCATTTTATAAAATCGTGTTTGAAACCTTGTAAAATTTCGTTAAATTGGAACGTATCCGAATGTTTAACATTTCCAAGTCCGCTTATAACTCCATTATGCACGAAGCCTAAATTATCATTAACTTTGAAGGGGTGTATGTTTTCAATTCCGTCGATTCCGCTTGTCGCTATTCTAAAATGCAAAACGATTGCACCTACATTTTTTTGATTCCTCAAATTATTATATTCGTTTAAAAAATCGTTGTACTTATAGGTTTTAAATACCTTTAATTTTCCGTTTTGATTATATAATAAACCCCCGCCCATTTCGTTATTTTGCCAAGAATTATAAATACTATTTTCGCTTAATTTTGTCTTTTTGTTTAATATTGCTATGCACATAATTTCTATTTTTTAAAGTGTTATATTTTCAAATTTTAAAGTATTCTCTTTTATTCTGTTTTTCAACTTTTCCAACTTTTCAACCGTTGGGTACATTTCCGCAATTAAAGGAGCGAAAACCGTTTCGATATTGAAATATGCCTTTATTACACTATCGGTGGGATTCTCACAAATTAACTGCATTAACTTTGTGCGCCACTTTAAAGTAGTAACGTTGACAACTGCCGAAATTATACGAAATTCTACCCTATTATCGTGAATTTTGATAGCTTGGTATTTTTGATTTTCATTTTTCAAATCTTGGTTACTTTTGCCTTTTGAGTATGTTTTGTCAACTCTACCGTAATATAACGAATAAAATAAAGGTGTATAACCTTTTACAAGGTCAAAAAACTCGTTACCTGACAAACCGTTTTTACTCAAATTTATATGCCCTCCACAAGAATAGCCAAACTTTGCATTTATGTGGTCTAAAAGTGTATTATTCGATTCTATAAGGTTAAAAATTTTGTCTATATCCAACTCAAAAGTGGGACTAATTAACTCAAAACCCGAATAACTATCTAGGCTTCCGTCGGTTTCTTTTCTCCATAAATGGCCTGTTTCTTCTTCGAAGCTATCAATGTAAATTGATTCTAAAATATCTTTGTCCTCTTTTTCAATCTCAAAACCTATTTTGAACGGGCTTTTATTATCAAAATTCTGGCTTTTATAGCTTCCGTTATGGTAACTTCTCGTATAACTCTCGTTATCTTGTGGCTCGCCGTAATATTCGCCGTCGTTTTCGTTGTAGTATGCTGCGTCGAGCGGGATTATTCTCTCCCAATCCTGAACGTATCTTAAATCGTTGTAATTTAATGCATCAAAATCGTAATAACTGCCATTATACTCATAAAAACTACCGTTTTCGATTGCACGCATAGAATAATATGCGGTACTTCTATAAATGTTAACTTCCGTCACGTCTTCACAATAGTAATATTCTTCATAATATTCGCAAAACATAGCGTCATCAGTTTCACAAACGTTACCATTATGTAGAATTACAAAGTTACCGAATGAATAATAAAAGCCGTTGTTTTCAAAAACATCTCCGTTTGTAAATTCTTCTTTAGTACAATAATCTAAATTAATACTAATAATTGCGTTTCTTAATTGTTGAGTTTCCATAATTGTTTTTTTTGTTGTTGTTAAATTGTTATTAAATTATCTATAAATGGGTGCGCTTAAAAAGTGAACCGCTAAAACTAATACTATTACTACTACTACGAAAATAATTGCGTTTAAATTTTTCATCTTATTTTTTGTTTTTATTTGTTGGGTCAAAGATAGTTATATAATTGATATAAACAATACTTTATTTTAATTATTTTTATTCTCTACGTATAAAAAAACACTGGTATAAATGCAGCCTAAAAAAATACTAATAAAAGACAAATTAATATCTTTAATATTATTAAGCGTACACAATGAAGCGAAGCCAAGCCCAAAAAAAAGTATTCCTAAAATTCCATTTATATTGTTTAAATTTTTCATTTTATTGTTATTAGTAGTTACCGTAAAATTTTACTTCTTTACTACGGTGCAAATATATGAACACTATTTGATTAAAATACTACCTTTATTAAACTTTAACATAAATTAGTTTTTACTTTAATAAATTAACATATTTATTATATTATTCTTATACAATTAACAAATTTATTAAACTATTTACAAATGTAAGAATAGGACTAGGCCTGGAAGCCTTGCTATGACTGGGATTTTGCTTTAAATCGATAAAAACATTATTTTAATACACTGATACATTTTGATAAAAACAATAGCTTAAATATGCCTTAAAATCGATTTTAGCTTATTTTTGCCCTATTTTTGCCTTAATAACAAATTTCTTTATCCTACTAATTCGCTAGGGTTTATAGGATTCCAGATCTGGCGGCCCTTATCCTACTAAATTGGTAGGGTTTATAGAATTAAGATAAATTTAACAAATTGTTTGATTTGTAACAATGTTATATTTGTAACAATTTGCACAGGATTTGTTTGATTTGTAACAATGTTGTATTTGTAACATTTTGTGATTTTTGTAACATTTTGTGATTTTCTGCTTTTTACCCAGCGAGGCAACCCAGCGAGGCAACCCAGCGAGGCAACCCAGCGAGGCAACCCAACGAGGCAACCAAACGAGGCAACCAAACGAGGCAACCAAACGAGGCAACCTACCGAGGCAACCCAACGAGGCAACCCAAGTGTTAAATAATTGTTAAAATATTATTTATATCAAACATTTATATATACATTTGTACTTAGATTAAGGAAGCAATTTATGTGGCAAATCTAATTAATAAAGATATGGCAAAAATATATGTAGATGTAGATATGGATAAATTTGATTTAGATGATTTACTAAATGAGCTTGAATACAGATACGGAAGAAGAGACGAAAAAGAAATAAAAGAATTTATGGAATTATTATTAGATATTAATGATGAGCAATTTGGAATGGTAAATCAAATGAAAATAGATTTCTTAAAAGAGAATATAAACGAAATAAAATTAACAGATTTAGAGAATTTAATATGAAAACATTTTACGCAACATCAGAAATAGGAGGTCATTATACATTTGAAGCCACAAACATATCAGATGCAAGGCATTGGATTATAAATAACTTAGACCTATCTTTAGAGTGGATACTTGGAGAATTGATTAATCCAGTTAAAAAGATGATTAACGAAATAGATTTATTAAGAGAAGAACTAGCATACGAAAAGAGAATATGGAAGAGTTAGAAATAGATTTGAAGCAAATAATTAGAAACAATAAGATTTTATTAAGTTCTTGCGATACTAATTATGAATTGCTAAATAGAAATAGGAAGCAAATGTACGATACAGCATTGAAGTATTTAATATTCAAAAAGAAAACAGTTCTTATCAAAGCATTAAGCTATAAACGAATACAAGCTGAAGAGATTATTCCAATTGTAGAAAGAGCTTTGATGCAATTGCGATATGAATTACAAATTGAAGTAGATAACGTATTATTAAAAATACCCAACGAATAAAAGGAATTATGAAAAAATTATTATCAATGAAAGAATTTAATGACTTAGCAGATGCTTACTTTGGGGGCAGACCTAAAAAAGAAAAAATGTATAGTGAAAATGAAGTGTTTAAAATGACTTTAGATGCCTTAGATTTAGGAATGACAATAAGACAAAATCAATTAAACAGGTTAGTCTTAAAGTCTGGAAAAGAATTGCATAAAGAATGGTTTGAAGAAATTAAATAAAATGAAAAACAAAATAACAAATTGGTTTGAAAATATCTTCAAGGAAGATAAAACCGACGAAATTAAAGGATGTGTTGATATTATTTTAAAAAATCACACGACAGAACAATCTTTATTTATATTAAATAATGTAAATGATATTATTAAAGAAACTCTCCTGAAAAGAATGGAAAATAACGAATCAGAAAATGAAATAATATTCAACAATTACAAATGAAACCAATAAGTGAAATAGCTAAAGATTTAAAATTGTCTAGGAGGACGATAGTTTATAGATTTGATAAGTTAGGAATAAAAGGTAAAAAGAGGATATTAACACATTACTTTACTCAACAAGAAATCGATAAAATATCTTATAAGAAGCATATAAATCCAAGCGACCCTATTCTATCAAATCCAGATAACTATAAAGAGCAAGTTAAGATTATTGAGGCTTATGTAAGGTTAGGGAAAAGAAGTTGCGTTGAGGTTGCAAAAATAACAGGAATAAGGTACTCGACCTGTACAAGAGTAATTAATTATTTTATAAAGAGAGATTGTATAATAGTAAAAAGTAGATTATGATTACACCTAAAGAAAAAGCAATAGAGTTAGTAAATAAATATGAAGAACATACAATGAGATTGTATGCTGATTATGATTGGACTGAAGATATTGAATCTGCTAAAATATGCGCATTAATAGCAGTTGATGAGATATTAAACTTAATGATTAAAGAGTTTAAATGGGATATAAAACATAATGGTAATATTGAATATTGGCAAGAAGTTAAACAAGAAATAGAGAAATTATGATGAAAGTATTAGAGGTTGCAGATATTCTTAGAAAAGATAATAGCCATTATCTATGGAATAAAATGGTAAGTAAGTTTACCTTATTTGATTGGGTTGAATTGGACAGTGTAAACAAAGGATACGAAGTTAAAAAAGCCTATGGTAAAAGCCAAGATAAAAAGGTAATGCGAATTAGTGATGGTAAGATTTATTTCAATGGTAAGGCTTGCTATGAAGATAATAATATCAAGAGATGTAAGTTCTATGGTATGATGAATGGACAATATCCTAAATTATACAATGATTTTAAATATATTATCAATGAAAATTAATATAAAAGTTATTGGAACTATTCCAAAGCAAACTATAATGTTTGTTAAGTTTTCAGCATTATTGGTTTCTGTTACAAAATGTACAAGTTCAGGGACTTACTTCAAGGATATTGAACAATTCTGTTCCCAGTTTAAGAAGCAGAAAGAAATAAACGTTACGATGGAAATAATTAGCGAACACGGAAAAGAATTTCAATAAAAGTATTGTTTATTCAAATAAAGGTTATATATTTGTACTCAATATTTAAAACAATAATAAAAATGAAAAACTGGATTCACAAAACACCAGCAGAACACAAATCTGAAGCTATAGAAGCAAAAAGAAAGTACGAAGAACAACAAAAACAGAAAGCAAAATGTTAGATACCTATGATGATTACAATCCTAATAACCCTATTAATGAAATAGAGGTAGAATCAGAAGAGGTTCAAGTCAGAGATACATTTGACTTATTAGATGAAATAGATGAAAGAGTTGAGCATCTAATTGATTATTTCTCAACAACAGAAAATGACTACGTGTCAAAAAAATTATTAGAAATTAAACAATTATTAAAATGAAAATTACACAAGAAGAAAAAGCAAGAATTTTAGCATTAGACCCAAAGTTTTTTGATTTACAAGTTGGTCAATGGTACAAACATAAATTTTATAATAACTTTATAGTATATAAGGATAATGAGAAAGGATATGGAAGTAATGATGTTATATGGGGTAATTATTGGAGCATAATTTCTAATTATTGGGTATCAGCCTCAGATAAAGAAGTTAAAGATATGCTTGAAAAAGAAGCTAGAAGAAGATATAAAACTGGAGATTTTGTTAAGGATTTAAGTTCTTATAACACTGAAAAATCATTAAATATGGAAAGTGCTTATATGCAATATTATCCATCAACAAATGATATGTATTTTAATGGTTTATTGATGTATAAAGAAGGTAAATGGGCAAAAATTATAGAGCATCCAACCGAAAAATCTTTAATGGAAGAAGCTAAAGAAAGAGGGTTTGTTAAAGGAGTTTATATTGATAATACAAATATTGATTTTGCACTTAAATCAGAACAGATTTCAGATGCAGATAATTACTATTTAAAAGGAAATGATGTTCTATGTATTGGAGGTGTTTACGTATATTCCAAAGGTAAATGGGCAGAAATAGTATCGATTGAGAATCAAGCAATAGAAGGAGCTAAATACTATAAAAATTCAGCTTATTTATTTAAAGAAGAATTTGAAGAAGCGTATAAATTAATAAGTAAACGTTTAAAAAATTTAGCAAATGATTAGTAATAGACAAAAAGCATTAGAGCATTTAGAAGAATTTTACCCCAACGAGGCAACCCAACGAGGCAACCCAACGAGGCAACCCAACGAGGCAACCCAAAGAAGTGAAGAATGGTTTAAAGACCGATGGGGAAAATTTACCGCTAGTTCTATCCACAAGTTATTAGGAATTAAAGGATTAGGTCAAACGGGAGAAACCTATGCAATTGAGAAGGCAATTGAGCAAATGTACGGTCAGGTTGAGGATAGTTATAAAGGAGCTGACATGCAAAGGGGAATTGACTTAGAACCATTGGCTTTTGCAAAATTTAAAGAGCTTTATCCTGAAGCTACTGAATCGTTTATGTTTCCTTATGGACAACACGCTGGAGCTTCTCCTGATGGAGTAGTTGGAAAAGATGCAATTCTTGAGATTAAGTGTCCAAGAGCAACTAAGTTCTTTAAGATTGTGGCTGATGAAAATATTGATAAGGAATATATAGCTCAGATGCAGATGCAGATGATGTGTAGTAATTCAGTAAGAGCATATTTCTTTAATTACTGTATTATTATGGGAGAAGAATTTTATCATCTTATAGTTGTTGAACGTGATGAAGTTATGATTGACTTAATTAAGGAAAGACTTAAAGAAGCAATAAGTATAAAAGAAGCATATATTGAAAAAATAACTAAAAATCTAAAGAAATAATGAAAAAAGCAATAGCAATGAAATGCACTCAAGAACAATTTGATACGGTTAAGGATAAATTAGTAAGAATTGAAATTACAAGTATAACTGATTTTAATGAATCAAATTATTTAACAAATGGATACAAAATAGGTATTATAACAAATTTAGATAAATATTATGTATCAATTTGGACTGAAAATATACATGAAACTTGGAATGAAGAAATATTCTTAAATGCTTGTGGAATCGAAACTGAAAGGATATTTAAAGGAAGTGAATTACAGTATTTAAATAAAGATTCTGATGAATGGAAAGATTTGGTGAATCCAAATATTGAACTAAGAATTAAACCCGCTAATCTAATAAAAAAGCAAGAATTAGAAAGTAAAATTTTAGATTTGCAAAACCAATTAAAAAACTTATAAAATGGAAATTCTTAAATTAGTATTAAAAGGAGCGTTAGAAGGAATTGGAGTTGGATATTTATTAATAGCTATTTTTGAATGGATAGCAAATAAATTAGATTAAAATGGCAGATATAAGTAAATGCACAGGTGTAGGCTGTAAACAAAAAGAGTTTTGTTACAGATATAGTGCAATAACAAGTTCACATAGACAGTCTTGGTTTGCTAAAGTTCCAATGGATGCAGAAGGAAATTGTGATGAGCTTTGGGAAATGAAGTGTAGATATTGCGGTCAATTTAATGGTATCCATAAGCTTAGTTGCACTACTGGTAAAATAACTGTTAAATTATAGTACCTTTGTAAGATGACAAGAGAAGAATACATCAAATTTAAAGAATCAAGTCCTATTGAATTAATTTATATTTATTATAGAGATAAGTTTGATTTCAATAAACATAAACCAGAATTAACAAAGAATCAATTAATGATGTATCTCCAAGGATATACTGATGTTAATATAATTCTTAATAAGGTTGTTTCGGATTATGATGTTAAGTTTGATGTAAGACTTCTATTGGATTCTAACGGGAAATACGTAAAATCAGTATGAGAAATTCAGAAATAAGCAAGATTCTATTTGAAGCAGGAAATAAAACTTCAAAACTTTGGGATTTGCCAAGACCTAAGTGGACAGAGAAGGATTTTGATGAGTTGGAAAGAATCAGAACTAACAAGAAAAAGAGAAGTGAATATTTTGATATTGATAGAAAGATAAAAAATACAATTACTGGTAAAAAATATGTTTCAGTTAAGTCAGCTGCAAAATTCTGTAATGTAAGCATCTTTTCTATCTATAATTCTTGCAATGGAATAATAAAAGGAAAGCAAAAATTTATATACGTATATGAAAAAACAATTAAGTCCGAAACAAAGAATAAATAGAATTATGGATTTCTACTACAAAAGAGGAGTTAACAAGGAATCAGTCGTAAATGTTTATCGTAAAATAATTGCACTTAAATTTGCATAATAAATAAATAAGTATTACATTTACCAAATATTAATAATCGATGTACGTCTTGAGCATCTTAATTTCAAGTCCAATTAAATTACAATATTATGAGTTCAAATAGAACTAAGGTTTTCGCAAGCGGATTAAAAAATCCAAGTACAAGATTTCTTGAATGGAAATCAAAAGATAAATGTTTTTCTTATTACGATAAGGAAAAAGCAGTAAATGTAAATGTACAACTTCCATTGAAGTTTGTAGTATTAGAAGAGTTAAGTACGATTAAAGGTTGGAGCGATTCAAACGCAAGTGGAATTTATTCTAATGAAGTTAAGTTCTTATCTACTCAGGAATTGAATGTTAAGCCATTCAAAGGTAATCCAATTGCAAAAGGATTATATTCAGCTATTAAAGATGTTGTAAAAATGGCAGGAGGTCATTATATCAAGTCTGTTTATATTATGTTAGAGAATGGAGATTTAGCTAATATCCAATTGAAAGGTAGTGCTGTTCAAGCTTGGGGAGAATTTACTAAGGCTAATAGAAATAAATTAGCTAATCAATGGTCAGTTATTGACAAAGCTATTGCAGGTAAAAAAGGTTCAGTTACTTATTCAACTCCAAACGCTGTGTTAGGAGAAGTATTAACTGATGAAGAAGGAAGTTTAGCAGATGTGGCTTATAATGAATTAGAGGCTTATTTAAACGCTTATTTAGTTAAACCTGATGTAGTTGTTGCTGAAGCCGAAGAAGAAATAGAGCCTGAAGAAGAGTTGGCTTATTAGATTGTTTTGTATATCATTTCTTTTTTGTTGGACAAACCCCTTTCTATTAATTTAGTTAGGGGTTTTTTCTATTTATGGATATTTATATCCATATGTATTTGTAGTAGCTATTATAAATCCGATTATACATGCGAACTTGTAGGATTATACATATTTTAGTCTTTTAACATTTTTCTTGTAGGAATTTAGAGTGCCTAAAGTGCCTAAATGTTGTTGATTTTTAGACACCCCCAAAACACAAAAGCATAAAATGAAAAAAAAGTTGAAAAAATAAAATTATTTAAGCACTTTAGGCACTCCAAATTCTTACAAGAATTATTTTTTATTTATTTATTATATATTATAGTAGTATATTAAAATAAAAGTATTACTTTTGTCAGGTAGAACATCCACCTATAAAAAAGCATATTGGTTTTATAACCAACAAGAGCCTTGAGAGATTTGGAGTGGATGCCTTTTCTCTTGAGGTTTTTTTAATTTAATTAATTATGAATGTATTAAGTTTATTCGATGGTATATCGGCAGGTCAAGTTGCTTTAGAAAAAGCAGGAATTAAAGTAGATAACTACTACGCAAGTGAAATAGATAAATATGCTATTCAGGTTACAACTAAAAACTATCCTAATACAATCCAAATGGGTAGTATAGTAAATTGGAAAGAGTGGGATATAGATTTAACTACTATTGATTTGGTAATTGGAGGAAGTCCTTGTCAAGGATTTAGTATCGCAGGAAAGCAATTAAACTTTGACGATGAGAGAAGTAAATTATTCTTTGAGTTTTCTGATATTTTAAATCATATTAAAATGTTAAATCCTAATGTTAAATTTCTATTGGAAAATGTTAGAATGAAACAAGAGTATCAAGATGTAATATCAGATTATGTTGGAGTAACTCCTATTATTATAAATAGTTCACTTCTTTCAGCTCAAAATAGAGTTAGGTATTATTGGACTAACATAGAAGGGATAGAACAACCAACAGATAAGAAGTTGGTATTATCAGATATTTTGGAAGAAACTGTAGAAGATAAGTATTATTTAAGCTATGAAGCTATAGATTATATGAGCAGATTAAGAAACGGTAAACAAAGATGGGAATACCATAGAAACTTAATAAATGGAAAGTCTGCTTGTCTTACTGCTAATATGTATAAAGGAGTTCCTTATGGAGTTATTAGATATGACAAATGTCAAAAGATAGCCGTATTAAATATGAATGGAAATGATAATATTAAACGAGTATATGATGAGTTTGGAAAAAGTCCTTGTCTTACCACAATTACTGGAGGGAATCATCAAGCAAAAGTATTCGATTATGAAAGAGAGTTTGCAAGAAAGTTAATTCCGTTAGAATGTGAAAGACTTCAAACGTTTCCTGATAATTATACAGAGGGAGTAAGTAATACACAAAGATATAAGGCTTTAGGAAATTCTTGGACAGTAGATATAGTAGCTCACATATTTAAAAATATATAATTATGAAAAACATTAAAATAAGCGTTTTTAAGGACTTATTTAAGTCAAAAGATATTCCATATCCAATGTCAATAGAAGATGTTGTAGAGCGTATTAAAAGTGGTAAATCAAAGACTACTATCGAACAAATAAGAAGTGGGGATAAGAGTAAGAAAAACACACTTCCTTGTATCTTATTTGCAGGAGAATTTACAGAGAGAAATTCCAATTCTTTAGTAGCACATTCAGGACTAATGGTTGTAGATTACGACAAATACCCCGATAATGAATCAATTAACATACATTTGGAAGAATTGAAGCAGAATAAACATTTTTGTTTACTATTCATATCTCCAAGTGGCAATGGTATAAAAGGAGTTGTTAGGATTCCTGTAGCTACAAAAGAATCACATCCAAAATACTTTAAAGCTTTCTCTAAGAAATTCCCAAGTGAATATTTTGATATTGCCAACTGTAACGTGGATAGAGTTTGTTTTGAATCTTATGATGAGAATATTTACACAAATTATGATGCAGAATTATTCGATACTGAATTATTCGATGAAGGTTATAAGTTATCTGAAAAAGTTCCAATGCTTCCACTTACTGATGAAGGCAAGATTATTGATAAGATTATGGCTTTCAATTGGAAGAGAGGTTTTAATGATGGAGAACGAAATGCATTTATCTTTGATATAGCAGGAGCATTTTGTGAATATGGAATTTCAGCTTATACTGCTGAAGGATATATCTTTAATAATATTGTAATAGGAGATTTCTCTGAGCAGGAAACAAGAACTACAGTTAAGTCTGCTTATGCCAAACGACAATTCGATTCTAAGTTCTTTGAGGATTATGTTAAAATTGATAGAATTAAGTCAAGTTTAAAGAATGGCAAGAAGGCAGTAATGCAGGAATTTGGTATTTCCGAGGAAGTTTATGATAAAACAAAGCAAGATGATGAAGATGCTGTATTTTGGTGGATTAATGATAAAGGAAAGGTTGAAGTAAACTCACTTAAATATAAAATGTTTCTTGAGAAAAATGGGTTTAAGAAGTACTTTCCTCACGATGCTCAAGTACCAACATTGGTTCACGTAAAACAAAATAAGGTTGTAGAAACTTCAATTGAAAAGATTAAAGACTTTGTATTAAGTTATTTAATGAAAAGAGAAGAGATTGAAGTGTGGATTTACTGTTCTAAAAACAATAATATGTTTAGCGAACAATACCTATTGATGCTTGAAACTGTTGAGTTTTTAATGCTAAAGGATACTAAAGATTGTTCTTATATAGCTTATAATAATGGAATACTTGAAGTAACTAAAGATTATGCTCAACTTATTCAATATATTGACATAAAAGGATATATTTGGGAAAAGCAGATAATAAATAGAGATTTTATAGTTTTAGAGGAGCATACTAATGAATATCAGAAATTTATATCTAATATAGCAAGTAATGAACCACTTCCATTAGAATCTGTAGTTGGATATTTGCTATCATCTTATAAGAACAAAACTAATAATAAAGCAGTAATTCTTAATGATGAGGTTATTAGTGACAATCCTGAAGGAGGGACAGGTAAAGGTTTATTTGTACAGGGAATTTGTAAAATTAGAAACGTATCTATATTGGATGGTAAAACATTTGATGATAAAAAATCATTTGCATACCAAACTTTAAGTGCAGAAACTCAGGTATTAGTATTTGATGATGTTGTAAAGAATTTCAACTTTGAGCATAAATTTAGTTTAGTTACTGAAGGAATGACATTGGAGCGTAAGAATAAAGATGCTATTAAATTAAGTGTAGAAGATTCTCCAAAGATGGTTATATCAACTAATTATGCAATTAAAGGAGAAGGAAACTCACATGATAGACGTAGATGGGAAGTTGAGATAGCTCAGTACTACGGTAAGCATTTGAATCCAATAGATGAATTTGGACACCAGTTATTTGATGATTGGGATTTAGCTGAGTTTTCTAGGTTTGATAATTATATGGTTTATTGTTTACAGGTTTATTTAAAGTTTGGTCTTATAGCACAAAATGCTAAGAATATTAAAGAGCGTAAGTTTATTGCTGAAACTGATTCTGCTTTCAATGAATACGTAACTGATAATGAAAATGTTCCTATGAATGTAAGATTAGATAAAACAGTTTATCTTGATAATTTCAAACGAGAATATCCTGATTGGAAAAACTACAATTTATCAAGCAAGCGATTCCAGATCTGGATGCAGAAGTACGCTAACTATAAAAACTTCAAATATTCATCTGATAAAAGTAACGGATGTTATTGGTTTATGATTGAAGATGGTAATAAAATAGAAGAAGAACAAATATATTAGAAATTATGGAAGAAGTATATAAAGATATTAAAGGATATGAAGGATTATATAAAATATCAAATTTAGGGAATATTAAAAATAATAAAGAATTAATATTAAAACAAAGTATAAGTCTTAATGGGTATTGTAAAATAAATATATATAAGGATAAAAAGATAAAAACTATTCAAGTCCATCAGTTAGTAGCTGAATCATTTTTAAATCACAAAATATGTGGGCATAAACTTGTTATTAATCATATTGATTTTGATAAAACTAATAATAATGTAAATAATTTAGAGATAGTAACCACTAGAGAAAATACAAATAAAAAACATATAAAGTCAACTTCTAATTATGTAGGTGTCTGTTGGCACAATACAATGAAAAAATGGAGAAGTAGAATAACTATAAATGGTAAAACAATTCATATAGGGTATTTTGAGAATGACTTTGATGCATCAGAAGCATATTATAAAAAATTAAATGAAGAGATATATTAGTTTAATCAAAGTAAAAGTAATACATTTGAATTATGAAAAATAAAATGGTAATTGTAATCATAGAATATGATTACTCGGATAAAGAAAGAATGGTAATAGGGGTAGCTTCTGATAGAGAAAATGCCCTATTAATAATAAGAGATTATTATGGAAAAGATAGTGAGATAAAAGATTTTAAAGATATTCGTGAAAATAATTTAGATTTTAGTCTTAAAGTTATCGTTAAAGAACCGTTGGGAGGAACATATTTATTAAATGGTATTGATTTTGAAATAGATGGATTATGAAAATAACAGTAACAAAAGTATTTAAAGAATTAGAAGCTAATTACGGTTGGCAAAATACTGATAAAGACCAAGAGGAGCTTATAAAAGAAGCCATAAGAGATACTTTAAAAGTAGTAAATGAAATTTTAATAACACATAAAAAAATAACAATAAGATGAAAGCAAAATTAATATTCGACCTATCTAATCCAGATGATACATTAGAGTTTGAAAGGGTAAATAAATCATTAGCTATGGCTTGTGCATTATTTGATATTTTACAATTACGAAAAAAATTAGAAAGAGAAGAAGAAAGTAATATGTCACTTCAATCTGAAGGAATTTTTGTCGGAATAGAAAAGATGTCAGAAACAATAGGAGAAATACTTGAAAAGTATAATATTAACATAGACGAGCTAATACAATGAGAAAAATATTGCATTTATTCGATATAGGAAAAATTAATGTAAAAGAGTGTGAAACTCAATTACTAAATGAAAGAAATGAATTTGCTATCAGATTTGGAGAATATTTAGATTCATTGACTTATCAAGATATGGGAGAATTAACAATTAAACAATTATTAGAAATCTATAAAAAAGAAAAAGGATTATGACACCAAAAGAAAAAGCAAAAGAATTAGTTAGTAAATACAATAGTATAACTAACTATGATAAATATCAGTCTAAAAAAGCAGCGTTAATAGCAGTTGATGAGATATTAAGTATAAAAAACTTAGAGTACGAAGATTATATTTATTACCAAGAAGTTAAAAAACAAATAAAATGAAAAATTATCAAGAATTAGAGGGATTAGTTATTGAATGGGGTAGGAAAAAAGGTATTCTACAGAATGGGACACCAACAGCACAATGTTTAAAAACAATAGAAGAGGTCAATGAACTTGAATTAGCTATTGAGAACAATGATAGAGATGAAATAGAAGATGCTTTAGGAGATATTTTAGTAACTATCATAATCCAAGCAGAAATGCAAGGTTTAAGTTTAGAATCTTGTCTTGAATCTGCTTACAATGTAATCTCAAAGAGAACAGGCAAAATGGAAAACGGTCAATTTGTAAAAGATGTTTATGATGAAGAAAAATCTGACGAACGAATGAAGGCTATTGGTCAGAACGGTAATGAAGGGATTCACTATTTAACAGAGATGGCGCAAAACTTAATAAAATAAAGTATGTTAACATTAAGACCTTATCAAGACGAAATAGCTAAAAAAGCTACTAAAATCCTAAAAGAATGTGGATTTGTTTATCTATCGATGGAAGTTTAATTATTTTTTTGTATATTTGTATCAGTAGAGTCGTAGCTACAACTAAAAATTTTATTAAATTCCTGCATTGATAAAGACTACGACCTTTTGAT